CTACATCGACTGCATGAACAACTTTCACGACGTGAAGGTCAGGCCGGAAACCCGCGAGTGGCTGGCAAAGCTGCTCGGCATCGATCCCCGCAATGTCCAGAAGTGGAACCGATAATGCACATCCTCATCGCTCTCCTGGTTCTCGTCGCGTTTGGCGGCGGAATCTACGGCATTTACCGCCTTGCCAAGAAGGGCGGCGTGCTTCCTCCCCAGTGATCCTCTATCGCCCAGCGCCCAAGCTTCGGGCGTGGTGGTTATCCAAACTCTGCGAAGGCTACGGCTGCGCTGGCTTGGCTTCGCTGCTTTATGGGCGCCACTTGGCGCCGATCCCTCCCAACATTCCCGCGAACGACCGCGACAGACTGAATTGGTGAAGGACTCCATCATGTTGGAAAAGATCAAGGCCGAGCTGGCCGAAGCAATGGGCAAGCTGGAACAGGCCATTGCTGCAGCCGATCAGGAAGCGGCCCGCATTCATGCACGCGTCATCCGCGCGCTTCACGACCTCCTCTAGGGACGACCGGCAATGATTTCATTCCAGCCGATGCAGGCTTCGACGGTAAACATCTCGGTCGCGGCAACAACCGCCAATGTGCTGATTGAGAACTTCTCGGGCGCAAACCAGATCCGCGTGTTCAACAATGGCAGCGCGACGGCGTGGATTGAGTTCGGTGGCTCCGGCGTTGTTGCAACCCTCACGAGCAGCATTCCCATTCCCGCCGGTGCGATTGAGGTGTTCTCGGTCGGCTCGGCCGCGAGCACGGTTTATGCTGCTGCGATTGCCGCTGCTTCAACGGGCTCGATCTACTTCACTCCAGGCTCCGGCCTTTAATCAACCTCAAATCCTGTCAGCGCCCATTCGCTTAAGCGAAAGCGCCCTCGGAGGGATTATATGGCCGATGAGCCTAAACTAGGCGCGAATAGGGGCAACGCCGGTAAGGGCAGACCCAAGGGCAGTCCGAACAAGACGACGACTATCGCCAAGGAGGCAATTGCGCTCGCGGCTGATAAGCTCGGCGGCGTCGAGCGTTTAGTTGCATGGGCGAAAGAGGATGAAAAGAACGAGCATTCGTTCTGGTCATCGATCTATCCGCGCCTGTTGCCGCTGCAGGTGAATGCCGACTTGGCCGGTAGCATCGTTCACACGGTTGCTCACAAGATCATCGATGACAACGCTCACAATTGACGTTGCCAGGGTATTCCGCCCGCTGCTCGATCCATCTCGATACAAGGGCGCATGGGGCGGCCGTGGCTCGGGCAAGTCGCAATTCTTCGCCGGGCTGATCGTTGACCTCAGTATCCGCAAGCACGGCCTTCGGTCACTATGCTGCCGCGAGGTTCAGAAGTCCTTGAAGGAATCGGCCAAGCGGCTGATCGAATACAAAATCCAGGAATACGGCGTCGGGCATCTGTTCGAGGTGCAGGAAAGTCAGATCAAGACGCCCGGCGATGGACTGATCGTGTTCGCCGGGCTTCAGGACCACACAGCGGAATCGATCAAGTCATACGAGGGCTTTGATGTTGCGTGGGTCGAAGAGGCCCAGACGGTAAGCCAGAAGTCGCTCAACCTTTTAAGGCCGACCATTCGTAAGCCGGGCAGCGAATTGTGGTTCAGTTGGAACCCGAGGCTTCGCAACGACCCGGTGGATATAATGCTGCGAGGAGACGAGCTTCCAACCGGCTCGGTCGTTGCTCATGCCAATTGGGACAAGAACCCGTGGTTTCCCGCCGAGCTCGAGCAGGAGCGCCTGGACTGCCTTCGGATGCAGCCCGAGCAATATGCCCACATCTGGGAAGGCGATTACGTTACTGTCGCTGAAGGTGCGTATTACGCCAAGGACTTGGCCGAAGCGAAACGGGCCGGACGGATTGGCGAGGTCGCTCCTGACCCGCTGATGGAATACCGCTGCTTCTGGGACATAGGGACGAGAGATGCGACGGCGATCTGGGTTGCGCAGTTCGTCGGCTCTCAAATAAGAGTATTGGATTACTATGAAGCGGTAGGACAGCCGCTCGCGGCGCATCTTGGCTGGCTACGGTCTGCTGGGTACGCATCCGCTATCTGCTATTTGCCCCATGACGGGGCCGCCGTCGATCATTTATCTGCGGAGCGATTTCAGGATCACATTGCAGCCGCTGGCTTCCGCACAGAGATAGTCAAGAACCAAGGCAAGCAAGCGGCAATGAAGCGCGTCGAGGCGCTGCGTCGGATGTTCCCCTCGATCTGGTTCAACGAAAAGACTACGGAGGCCGGGCGCGCCGCGCTGGGCTGGTATCACGAAAAGCGCGACGAAAATCGCAACATCGGGCTCGGTCCTGAGCACGATTGGGCATCGCACGGCGCGGACGCGATTGGGCTCATGGCGATTGCTTACGAGGCGCCACGGGTTGCCCAGAAGCTCGATTACTCGGCGGTCATTAGGAGAGTTGTCTGATGGCCGTTGAGATCGCCGATGACTTGATGGCGTTCCTCGACGAAGAGTCGGCGCGCTCCCGCATGGAAGCCGTCCAGCTTCGCGCCGAAACCGCCCTGAAGTCCTACAACGGCGACTATTACGGCGACGAGGTTGACGGCAATTCAAAGGTTGTCAGCCGGGACGTTGCCGAGACCATCGACTACATGAACGTTGCGGTCCTGAGAACATTCGTTGCCGGTGATCGGGTTGTCGAGTTCGAGCCGGACAGTCCACAAGCCGAGCAGTTCGCCGACGATGCGACCGAGACCATCACGCGCCAGTTCGCGCACAAGGGCTATCAGCTCCTTCACGACTGGCTGAAAGAGGGAAACATCAATACGCTCGGCATCGTCAAGGCGGTGGCCGAGCGAAAGCGCGAGCGCGTTACTGTCGTCACTCATGACCCCGAAGGGATTGGCGCAATTGGCGCTGACTATATCGGGACGCACCCGGAGAGCGGGGTCGACCTCTACAACGCTGCCATATTGAAGGACGGCAAGACCGAGTTCCGCGATTACCTTGTGCCGCTGGAAGAGTTCAGGATCAGCCCAGAGGCGCGCGACCCCGATGACGCGGTTTACATCGCCCACGCGGCCCCGGTCACGATTTCCGACCTGGTTGAAATGGGTTTCGACCCAGAGGATGTGGAAGATGTCCAGGGCGACGATGCGGTAACGCAATTCTCCTCGCTTGCCCTTGCCCGCGACGAGGGAATGAGCGTCCTTGCCGGGGATGCGCGGATCGGCGCCAACCGCCGCGTGATCCTGATGGAGGAATATGTTCGCTTCGACGCGGACCGGGACGGGATTGCCGAGCGGCTGTGCATCTGGCGCGTTGGGAATACCATCCTCAAGATCGAGCCGACCGATTATCAGCCGTTCGTCATCTACTGCCCGTTCCCGATGCCCGGAAGGATTGTGGGGGACAGCCTTGCCGATAAGGTGACCGACATCCAGCGGGTCAACACGGCGCTGATGAGGTTAGCGCTGGATGGTCTCTATCGTAATCTCGCGCCAAGAACCTACGTCCCTGATGAGTGCGTCAATGCTTCCACGATCGACGACCTGCTCAACGTCATCCCGGGCGGCCTTGTCCGCCACAAGGGCGTTGCCAAGCCAGAGCCGGAACCGAAAAACGACGTAAGCGCGACCGCCTTCCAGGCAATCGAGTTCATGATTGGCCAGCGTGAGTCCCGAACGGGCATCACGCGCATGAACCAGGGGCTCGACGCCGACGCCCTCAACAAGACCGCGACCGGCACTGCGCTGATGCAGGCGCAGGGTCGGCAGATGGAGGAGTATCTCGCCCGCAACTTCGCCGAGGCGGTGGCGAAGCTGATGCGCCTGAAGCTGCTGCTGATGGTCCGCTATGGCTCACCAATGCAGCTTCGGGTTGACGGCCAATATCGCCAGATCGACCCGTCGCAATGGCCCGAGGAGATGAACGTCGTCATCCGCGTCGGGCTCGGAACCGGACACAAGGACCAGCGCATCCAGAACCGGATGACGTTCCTTCAAGTGATGCGTGAAGTGATGCTTGGCGGCGTCCCAATCGTCCAGCCCGAGCAGCTTTACAAGATGATGGCCGGGCTGGTTAAGGACATGAGCCTCGGTTCGCCCAACGATTATGTGATCGATCCATCGACGCTGCCACCGCAGCCCCAACAGCAGCAGCCCGACCCGGAGATGACCAAGGTTCAGGGGATGCTGGAGCTGAACGCGCAGAAGCTCCAGATGGAGAATCAGAAGCAGGCGGGACAACTTCAGCTCAAGCAGGCTGAGATTGCGGCCAAGGCCAACCAGCAGCATCTCAACGACCAGGCGCAGGCGGCCATCGCCATTCGCGGCCAGAACATGAACCAGGAGCTGGGCATGGCGAAGATCGACCTCGCCGCGCACCAGGCACATCAGGAGAGCCTTCGCAAGCAGGCCGAGAGCGATGCCAGGGTCAGGCAGATGCGAACCGGCGGGGCGCTCGATAAGTGACGCTCGTCCTCGTGCTCGCGCTGATTGTCGTCTGCATGGCAACCGAGGGCACGCGGATCACGAAGCACCTCGATCTGATCGCTGCCGAACTACACGCCAGAATTGCAAAGCTGGAGAGGAAAGATGGCTAAGGTTAAGAAAACCGGCAGCTTCCATGGCAAGTCGAACAAATTGGGCCATGGCGGCCGCGCCGCGCAACTGAAAGCACAGGGTGTTCCCGGTGGCGTCATCGGCGAGCTTGCGCGCAAAGCCAAAGCGGCGCCTGGACAGAAGAATTTC